TATCTTTGTATCATTATTATAGACAGCTAAATCATTGCTCATATATAGTATTCTCCAATCTAAACAACTATAATTATACGATTGTTCTCACTTCTAAGTAATTAATGTCTATTTTATTAAAAGGAGAAAAATGTTTTATGTGTGGTAAGTTTTATAAAATGATTGGTCTAGAAGGAGTTAGTCAAGAGGTTCAGGAACAGTTACGGAGTTATATCAATGAAGCTTTCGATGCTGATATTATGTTTAAGACATTTCCGTACATGAGTATTGAGAAATTCAAATTCAGACAAGATATAGGCGATAATACCTTCTTATCTGTAACAGAGATCAGAAATGAACCTTTGAATTATAAAGAAAAAGAGTTAAATTTTGAGATTGACGGATACACCTTCAAGATGAAGTTTATCAACTGGGCAGCTCTTAGATTACCGGAAGATGAGCATAGTATGAATCTCATCAAAGAATTCAGATAATACAAATAGTTGGGAGCGATTTATATGAATATTGAAAAGGTTTATACAGACAATCCACTATTGGATGAGATTGTATATAACTGTAAACAGCTCGCTATCGGTACGGTTTTGAAAGATCAAACTCGTGCTGATAATGAAGAAAGTGCTGAATCTTTAAACGCTGGAGATGCATACGTTGCTATCAAACAGCGATATATAAACTTCAGCGCATTCTATTATGATAAAGAATTCTTATCAAACTTCCCAAACATCTCTGCGGAAGATGCAGAAAAGTATTCTGTTGATAATGAATTGATTCCTGTAGAATTAAGAAAACAGATTTTAGATGTTGCATGTAAAGAGTTCTTGGACACATATGTCGAAAAGAACAACTACTATCGTATGCTTAATGGAGAACCTAATTATGATAGGCTTGTTACATACGATGGATTGTATGTAGATTTCAATACAATCAATAATGCTCCATCGAATATCAAAGTTTCAAAGTTCTTCAGAGATACACCTGGAACGGATTATAGATTGATTCATCAATTGGATATAGGAATGATTGAGGTGCTATATGATAATGGCTTCATTGATTCTCTATTCGATTCTGCTAAGATGAAATCATTGGATGTAGAGTATAAGGACATAGAATATCTAAAGCACATTGGTAATAGAAAGATCGATTACTATACTTCCCGTTCGGCAGAAAAGTTTGGATTGATCTATTGTCCGGATTCTGAAGCAGTAGAAGTAAAGAATAAGTATAAAGATAAGCTGGAAGCAAATAGAAAGTATATGCTTTATACAATTTACTCGGATGCTTATAAGATCAACTCTGAAAACTATGATAATTTCATGATGGTTTTCTTAGTTTTGCAAACTGTGGTAGATCTTATCGTAGAACTTCCAGACTACGTTATCAGAAGAGATGTATTTGATTCTCGTACTTGCGAATATATCTTTGAATCTAATGGTGTAAAGTACTTTAGAGATATTCCCCTTATATATCAGATTGCATTGGTAAAGAACTTGAACAAATTGATCAAGTTCAAATCTTCCGATAAATGTATTGTTGACATTGTATCAGTATTTGGAGTTCCGAATATCAAAGTATTCAAGTACTATATCTTAAAAGATAGAAACGTCAACAATGAAATCGATAACGAATACGTTGCCAATGATAATATTGATAAGGACTATACTCTAAAATTCATCAAAGTTCCTATCATGGAAAAATATGATGATTATATCAGAACCAATAACAACATCATCACATATGATGCTATGACAGAAAGTGATAGACATTGGATCGGAGATAAAGAGTATAACGTGATAAAGTCCAATATCAAGAATATGGACTTTACTGTACTTAGATCGAAGTATTATTCTGTAGAAGCATTGATCGATCTTACTAAGAGAAACTTTACATTGGTTTATTTTATGAATATCCTCTTATACAATAAGGTGGATAAGTCTAAACTATTGGTAAACTTACCAAATATATCTACCAGTAAGAAGTTTGAATTGGTTGATGTAATCATCTTCCTATATTCTTTAGGATATTTGTATTATGGTATCGAAGATACTGTAATGGATTCCAGAAAGAAGATTGCCGAAGTATTAGGATTTAATACGGAAGCAGATCTACAAGAGATTGCAAACTATCTGAATACTCATTTCGATGGTCTTACTTTAGAAGAACTTGGTGTAGAAGGATATACAATTCCTAAAGCTAATGGTAACAATGAGATTCTTTCTTTTAAACAATTAGAGAATCTATATTTTACCAACACAAAGATCTATAATCATGTAAGAAAGATGCTTATAAATCCTCCAAATAAGAGAATTTATGATGCTTATAAATACATTTACAAATCACTATTCATCATGAAGTGTAATATGGATTACTATAAGCTCAGTAATGGAAACATGGCATCAACATACAGGCAGTTCTTACAAGAGAAGGATCCATTGCTGTATGAAACACTTTCTAACCTTTTGAAAGTTACCAATCTCTCTGCAAGAAGAGAAGCTGTTGTAAACACTATCCAATCTACAATTCAGTATTTGAAGGATTATGTGAATAGAGATATTGTAAATCTCGATGACGTCTTTGCCGGATTACCATCTATCTCTTTAGACTTCATAAAGAAGTATGTTGAAGAAGTTATAGACTTCTTCAAATCTTTCAAGATCTTTACACATGATTCATCCATTCTGTATACATTTTCAGATAAGTTTGAGAACTATGTACAATTAGTAGAATGGGTATTGTTCTTATACAAGTTTGATAAATCCGAATTTGTTCATGTGGAAGATTGGATTGGAAAGTCAACAGTATCTGGTATACAGAAGGATAGGTTAGATACTATTGATAAGATTTGGATGGAATTTGATACTTGGGTTGAGCATAACTTTAAAGAGTATTATGAATCCGAAAGGTATCGAGATCTTACAGATAAGATTCGAGATGAATTACAGTACAATTCGCATTTCTATGTGAATGAAACTGATATTGAGAAAGTTTTCAACAAAGATACTTTAAGCATTATCATGATCGATCTTCTGATGTCTGAAAAGTATGAGATTGGAGAGAATATAAGACTTGTTCACTCTAAACAGTTGGAAGAGTATGTAAAAGATTCTATCATTGATCTTATTTACGCTCTTCATATCAATATTACTCCAGATGATAGATCTGAAATGAGAGATGAACTTACTACCACATGTAGAGAATACTTTAAGTATAGATACCAATTTGGATCTAGAATTGATAGTATGAACGCTATAGAAAATAAGAAGGATATTTATGCTATCCTTGATGAATGCTACATGATTCGAACCAATAAATAAGCATAACCGAAACATTTAAGTAAATATTTATAAGAATAATGGAGGATTAAATGAATAAGAAATTATCATTGTTTGATTTTAATAAATCTGGAGATACGGCATCTCTTGTAAGAGAAGGAAATTCTGGAGCAAGAGATTGGAATACTGAAGTAATCTTTAAGGATCTTGACGGAAACCACATTCTTACAACCCATAATAAGGTTGTAATTGCCGGTTCTCAGTTAGTTGCTCAAAAGGTATTCGATCTGGAAGAGTTGGTTGCATTGCCGACTTATAATGCAGATCTTGGATTAGATAACTCTGTATCTACTCAGCCTACAAATGCTACTAAAGTAGTATTATTCTGCTGCGGTACTCAGGGTTGTGGATTAGAGAACTCTCAGGTTAAGCCTGTAAAGTATACTGGAAGAATTGCTCCTACAGATGATTTGATTCCTTTCCGTTATCAGCTTCCTCAGAATGATATTTCTGAGGAATTAAGACAGAAGTACTTTGGAAGAAAGGCTACTCAGAGTAGAGTTGCTTATTACTTCAAGGGGTTTGAGACTGCACCCACAATGAAGGCTAGATTCGTTGATGGTACTGTTATCGATTCCACTCTGTATAATGTAAACAACAACACTGATGCAGAATTATTCGTAGAGATGTCCCTCAGAATCACTAAGGAAGACTTCAGAGATTATTTCAAGGCTACTACTGGTATCAATGATGCAAAGGTTAACTCTTTATCTCTTTGCACTGCTTGGTATACAGAAGACGGTGGATACAAGTACTACCAGGATATTAGACCTTTTACTCAGCTGAACATTCCTAATGAGTCATTGATCGATCTCACCAAGGGAATTGACATCACCTATCACATCTACTTCTAATAGAAAGGTTGTAGTATGGCAAATAGAGTATCGAAGACTATAACAGATCAAGCTTTATTGTCAGAATTACTATCTCTTAAGTCTGAAGATGTGACAGCTAATTACATTTATAATCTATTTGGAAAATTCAATGGGGTTACTCGCTGTAACCCCTATGATATTATTTCTATCCCTCCTGGTTCTTATGGTCTTGGAAATAAAAAAAATAAAAACTCATTCATTACCACTGTTGGTATTTGGATAATGAATAAGTGGATGTTTGAAGTTCCAG